CCAGGTTCAAGATGAACTGCTCGCTGTATCTGGTTGCGCTAAAAGTACCCATATGGGTAATCCTATGTTGCGTAGTAATTTACGTTACGTGGGATGGGGGCGCGTGACGTGCGCGACTCGACTGCCCCCTACCCACGCCAGGCTTGAATGCCTGCGGTTCAGGAACAGTAGCTAATCTGAAATTACTTCTCCGTTCGCCTCCTTCTCCTCCAATTCTCTCATCCTTTCGAGGTCCCCTTCCTGACGGGCCTTGTCGATCTCCTGCTGGAACTGGCTCTCCGTGAGTGTCGAACCGGAGCTGCCCGGTTGGACGTCCGATCCACCGCTCACCTCAGTGCTTTCAAACAAGAAGCTGTGGGAGTCTTCGAGCTCGCTGATCACGGATTCAGGGCCCACAGGCTCGCCGGCCTCGTAGGCAATGTCACCGTCCTCGGCCATGACCCAACCATACTCCTCATCGTAGGTCATTTTGGATTGGGCCTCTCTCAGGAAGGTATCGCGGGCCGTCTCGTTGGCGGCGGGGGGCGCTTCATCGAGAAGCTGTTGTTCGAGACGCTTCCGCCGGTTCTCCTCCAGCGTCTCTTCGTAGGAGGAGACCTCTTCTTCGAGGCTCTCGACCTTCGACGCCTTGCGCTTCAATTCCTCGACCTCATCGTCTGAGATGGAGCCCTTCGGCTTGCCGTCGTCCCTGAGCTCAACTCCTCTTGCGGCGGCGGCCTCCTCCCAAAACTCGTCATCGCTTTTCAATTCCTTGCGAGTCGTTCGCTTCGCCCGGGAAACGCGCTTCGAGACCACGTCGTCGACCTCGTCTTGAGAGAGGTACGGATCCTCGTCTTCGAGCTCGATCTGGTCGGGGTCGGCTTTGATCGGCTCGTCTTCGTCCTCGCGGTGGATGAGCATAAGGTAAAGGTAAACCTACGTGTGTCCAGAAATGACTTGTGTTGGCGCCCCTGTAAGGCGCTGACCTGCGTGTCGTGCAGTGCTCGCCAGCCTTTGCCGCAGCTGGGGGCGTAGGAGGATTCTTCACGTCCAATATGGGGTTTTGCTCTCCGGGGCCTACCTCGGGTTCTCATCCGCCAGACGAAACGCTCGTTCAAGCTGCGAGCGCTGATTAGCGGCGTATCGATCGGTCACGGTTCTGTCCCCTTCCATCTGCTCCATCTGGGGTCCCACTCCCTCGATGGTGGGCCGGTCAGGCACCTCTCTTTGCGAGCCCCAGTTCTCCGGGTCATGGATAATGACTCGCTGCCTACACTCGCACCAAGGGTGGGGGAGTACGGGAGCAGTGGACGGGTGGTAGAGGCCCTCGCCGAATCCGTGCAGGTCCGTCTCGGCGAGGACGTTACAACTATCCGGAGAGCTCCGCAGTGAGTGGTGGCGACCTGACAGGGTCCATTGGATCAAATCCACAGCGGGGCTTCGAGCCGCAATCGTCTTTCCTGCTTCGTCTGCGGCGCGGGCGACCTCGTGGGCCACGGTGCGTTTCAGATTGTTCTCAAGTGAGGTGCCTCCTGCATTGACATCCATGTCCGCACCGGAGAGGGCCTCCGAGAGCTGGTCTCCCGACAGGGCGCTCGTCACAGCATCGGCGATATCTTTGGCGTTGGTGGACGTCAGGTCCTCGGTGATCTCCCCGCCGTCTCCGCCGCCGTCTTCCTCGCCGAGAGCAGAGTCGATCGCCTCTTCCACGTCATCCGCTGCGCCTTGGAGGCTGCGGCGAACGAGCTCCTCGGCCGAGTCCCCTTGCTCGGACGCTCTCTCCAGGGCATCTTGCTGCGCCTCGCCCGCAGAGAAAGAAGTGGCAGCAACGCCCAGAGCAGCGGCCGCGGCAAGGAGCGCCTCTTCGTGGGCGTCGGCCGTCTCCTGGGCGGCCTGTTGCCGCTGCTCCTGGACGTGAGTAGTGAGGTCGCTCTGCAGCTGCCCAAACGCCTCGTTGTAGCGTCGCTTGATCTCCGCTGCGGTCAGCTCCCTGGCCGGCAGCTCATTTCGGACCGCCGCCAGGACCGCGGCAATCTGCTCCGCAGGGAGATCCGATGCCCCGCTCAGTACCTGATCTCGGGCGGACGTTATGACCTCGTTGTACTCTTTCACTACGCTTTAGAGAAACGACTCGGATGTCGGCGATTGCGCGGCGCGGTCCATCGCTTCGGTGACGGCCTCCTCGACTCTCTGCCTGTCAGGATTGAAGCCCGCTTCGTTCAACCTGCTGATCACCACGTCCGTCGCAGTGCTTGAGTCGACCGGCAGGTTGCCTCCGAATATGTCGCGGGAGATCTCGCGCTCGTCACCTTCAAACGCATTGCTGAAGTCGGTGGGCCACTGTACTCTTGGAGAGGGGTCCTCTCGGCGCGAGTCCTCCGCCTTCGCGATGACGGGCAAGAGAGATTCCTCGGCCGACTGGATCGTCTCAGCGAGAACGCTCATCGCGGCTGCTGGGCCCGATCGGTTCCGAGCGTCGACCTCCGAGGCGGTCATTCTGCCGGACGCCTGCGAGAGGGACTGGTAGGCCGTGCGGTAGAGCTCTTTGCGTTTACGCTTGAGCGCCTCGCTGCCGTGCTGGAGGCCCTGAGTTCCGACGTTCAAGGATTTATGCTCGCCGTGTTCTCGGTCGTACGGCACCGCGATCGCGCCGCTCCGCAAGGCGTTTTCAATGGCGTCCAGGGTCTCAGCTGAGCCGCCCGTGGCTACTTGGAGCAAGCCTCCGCCCAGCGAATTTGTCAGCGCCGAATCCATCTTGCTCTTGACCCGAAACAACGATCGGTGTGCCCTTGCGACACTTCTTCCAAAAGGAACCTTCCACGGAAGCGTAACTCGCTGGGCAGGCGGGCCGTCGAAAGAGAAGCCCTCTTCGTACTCTCCACCATCGACGCGCTCTTCGTCTACTCCCTCCTTATCCGATTGGACGTAGACCTCGTAGGAATCGTCTCGGTAGATCGTCCAGGCCTCTTGTTCTTCCTCATCTCCGAACACCGAGCCTCCGGTTGTGCGGGTGCCTCGCAGCACCACGGCGTCCGACGTCCAGCGGGGGACGTGCTGGGGCCCCGTGATCATCAGGCCCTGGGCTGGGTCCATCACCACCCAACATTCGTCGTAGGCGATGAGGGTCTC